GAATAGTTGGAGTTGCAAATATTTTTATACCAACTGATTTTTTAGGTTCCATTAACTTATCTATAATCCAGCCCATCAAACTTTCAGCATCGTCTTGTGTTTGAATATATGGAGTGTCTAGAGTAAATTCATTATTTCCATAAATCATTCTACTTAATTTTATATTATCAAATTTTTCTTTTTCAACAAGCGGAGAAATAATTTGAGAAGAACTAGTTAGTTGTGGATTAGAAAAATTGCTACGTTTTTTAAAATACTCATCAACAGTTAGTTCGTGAGTTGTGTCCTGTGTAAAAGTAATTCCCTGAATTCTTAAATAGTTGCCACTGGTTTCGTCAAGATTAATTGCTGTATCTGTAGCATTAAAAACTAAAAACTCTGCGCCGTATGAATCAGCATAAAATCCAGATGTGATATATCCTTTTATTTTATTAAAAGTTGGAGATAGTTGAGCGTAAAGAGCAGGATATGCACGATCATATTTAATATCAAAATAAGAACACTCTCTCATAATTGAGCCAAATTCTTCAAAATACATATTATATTTAGGTGGTTGTTGAGAACTAATTCCTGATAAATACGTTGACTGAACAATGCCACTCATTGCATATTTTCTAAAAGACTCACTAGCATTTATTTCTTTATCGCCAAATGCTGATGAAAGTGTTTCTCCAACTGTAAACACGCTATTTTGAGAATAGTTTTCAGATAGTGCGTAAATATTTTCAAACATAACTCTAGAAGATCCACGAACAAATAGAGCCATATTGTTATATACTGGTAGCGGATCTGTATCGTCTACAACCTGAATTAGTTGATTATTTATATATAAGAAAAATCTTCTAATTTTTCCTATATCTTGATATTCTACTGCTAGATCATATACTGTTGGATTTTCTTCACTAGACATTCTATATTGTCCAGTAAATCTACCGTCGTCAACTGTAATTTTTGATAGCCCTCCCCAAAGTTTTACTGGAATGGCTTCTGTATTTGAAGAATTTTTTTTGATTTTATAAAATACTACGTTATTAATTGAAATACTAGATTTGTTATTTTTATCTAATTTTAAATATGATTCTATATTTTGTTCTGTTAAGGCAGCAATTTCAAAATAATATCCATTATTTGTTTCTGGATTAAGCAATACTGCTAAACCTCCAGAACCACCACCAATGTTTACATTTTGATCTGGTTTAACTCCAGCGACCTGGTAGTATGTTACGCTTCCTGTTGGAGTCTGACTACGACTTTCGTTGTTTTCAATTTTACCAATAATTCTTATTCTAGTTCCAAAATGTTTATATGCATTATTTAATTCTTTATAAACATATGAAACTAAGTCAATTGGTTTTTCTGTTGTTGTAAATGATGGACCATTCATAACCAAAGCAGATGACTGGATTGTTCCAGATTGTGTTGACGTTGTATTATTAACTGGTGTTTCAGTTGAATAACTTGAGGACATGAAGTTTTTTATAGTTCCATTTCTTGATGTCTGTCTTGCTTTAGTGTTGTTAACGCCTGCTGCTCCAGTTGATGTTGATGGAAGGGATATGTCTTCAAGTAGTGTGGTTGTAAACAAATACTCTGTTTTCATCTCACATCCTTTGACATAATCATTGTTGGACCAATATGAATTTATACCTGCAGAATGTGTCGTAACCTGTGTTCCAAATTGTGCACGCCCATGTTCGTAAACTGAACCATTTTGTAAACGAGTAATTCCATCAATTGTTTCATAAAATGGAACGGTATAAATTCTAACTAATCCTGTAGGATATATTTTTCCATTAAATGGTAATGACTTAAAATAGTTTTGATACTCTTGATTATTTGTAATCCAAACATTACTACTACCCTGTCTATGTGATGTTCTCCAACCCTGGATTGCTTCACCTTTTTGTGCTTCTGTAATTTCGCCATTTGCAACTTTTTTATCTAAATTGTCAATAATACTAGTTGGCGCTAGTCTTCCAGGCAAGACAATTTGTGGAGAGGAATCTAGCAATGAGCCATCTGATTGAATAGGATACCAAATTGCAAGGGTAACATTAAATTGAGCAGCATCATATCTAATAATTTCTCCGTTAGAATAAAAATAACCTTGATATCTGGTAAGCCAATAAACATTTTCTCCAAGATCTATTACGTTATTTTGAATTTGATGATTAACCACTGTTGGAACACTATTGGATAAGTCTGAATTTATTGGCATTGCTCCAAGAACATATTTTGATTGTTTAGATGCAACCTCATTAATTGTTTTTGTTGAGTCTGTTCCAGAAACTTCCCAAAGTAAGGCTGGTTTATATATCCAAGTTTTTTCTTTATCAATCATACTTGCCTGACGAACGTTGCCATATGATCTTTGAATATATCTAGTTGTATAATTAATTTTTCCATTATTATAAACTTTTTTATCTTCAGATGCTATTGATAAAATGTTTGGCAGTGTTCCAGAGGTTTGATTTTCAATTATTCCACTAGCAGACTGATTATTTGAACCAGATAAAATAATATTGGTGCTTCTATCATCTATTGTTGGCAACATATAATCTTTACTCATTACTATAAAGTTATTATATTCATCAAAAAACATTGCAGTTTGTGTTGATACTGCCAGTTGATTTAAAACTTCTGCTACGGTTTGATCTGGTGCAATAAAAAAATATGGAATTATTGGTTCTGGCTCATTTGTTGTTCTATAAAAAGCGTAGTTGCTAAATCCAATATAGTCAAGAATTAATGTAATAGCATAACTAAGTGATACTTCTGTTACTAACATTCTTGGTGCTGGCATAGATTCTAAAAAGAAATAAAAATCTCTTAGGGATAAATCTAATGTTCCAGCAGTTACATTTGCTTGCGGGAATCCGTCTGAATATAAAGTTTTAATTGGTACCCAATAATCATATCCGCTTACATTTAATATTTTTTCATAAAAATTAAATTTTATATTTTTACGAATATAATCACTAATAATGCTATTAGTATTATTGTCATTAAATGCTTGGTCATCGTCAAATATGGACAAATTTCCAGTTGAAGCCAGCAATTGTCCCACTGGTAAAGCAGAGTTTCCTAAGTCTGAAAGTATTTTTTTAATACTATATTCTATAACTTTGTCAGATATATTAACAACAAGCCTTGGAGACATTTCAATTAAATCAAAAGTAGAATCAAACTTATTCATTCTTTCTACAACAATCCTTAATCCACGAATATCTTGAAATTCCCTATATATTGTCTTTCCATTTGTTGTTTCTATAAAAGATAACGGAGATGTTAAATCTGTTACAAAACTTGTTTTATTGTCAATTTTTTCACTTCCTAAAATCCAACCATAGGCGGGTACAAATGTTTCATATTCCTCTGTGGTTGAATTCCAAACATGAAATGTTCCAACACTACCCTCATTTTCAATAACTAAATATGCATATCCATTAATTGATTCTGTTGGTAAAAGTGTTGAGGAAGAGATTGTTTCTGCTATAACAAAAGTATCTTTAAAATTGTCTGGAATATTTTTTAACGCATACTGTAATTCAACGTATCCATCATTAGAAATAATTGCAGAGCCATCTTCTCTTAAATCGTTTTCATTAAAAATATATGCATCAGTCCAGTTATTTTCTTCAAGATATTGAACTCTCCATCTTGTTGGAGTTGTTTTATTTGCATTGCCATAAAGTGGATCTGGAAACGTTCTAGAGATATCTGTAAAATCTCCAAGGTCTATATCACCAACATTTGTTTGCATTTTTACAATAATTCTATTTGTTGGGACATTTTTTTTATACACAACAAATGGCACAGCATCATCTATATAATAGTTTCCATTAACTATTGTTTTAGCAATACCTCTTTCAATACCGTTTTCAGTTCTAAAAGAAGTCCAATATTTAAATTGATCATATCTAGATGGCATATAATATCTTGGCCTTCTTGCAATATCCTTGCCAGAATTTGCTAAATATCTACCGTTAAAAAATGCTGCCTTATTAATACCAGATCTTGGTCTAAATGGTTTTATACAATCTTCTAAAGAATATAATAATTTAACTTTTTCTTTTGTTGAAGTAAAAAGTTGTGGTGTTCCATTATTTTCAAACCCTCCATCAATAACAACATCAGCATCTGTTGCACCTGTATAGAACAAACCAATATCTGCTGGATCAAAAGTATTTATTAGCGTTAAAAATTGAGAATTTTGTTCTTGAGGCCTATACCTATAGTTACCAAGTTTGGATATGTTATCTGGCATATTCATATTCCACTCAGCCAGAACTAGTGACTCTGTTTGTATTGTTGCAGATGTTTCAAAGTGATCTTTTAATTCGGTACTTTCAAACATTTAAACTTCTTCCAGTGTTACCGATATGTTCCAAAGATCATGATTTGTTGCTCCACGCTTTACGACGGAATAGTTAAAATCTGCAAAATAAACTTGAATTATTTGATTGTATCTATTTAAACCAGTATACTCATAACCTTGTCCTTCTAGGTTTGTATATTTATCATAAGCAAGATACATCCAGAAAGGCCCCTGATGTGTTTCATACCAGTCAAGCAGTTCTACTCCACCTGCACCACCATCTGCTGTATATTCTAGTTGAGACCCTTCATTTGGTGCTATACCTGTTGCTTCATCAAAATTGGCTAGTCCTGAATATCCTCGTGAAGGTAGCATATTCCAAGATACAGACATGTTTAGTTTATCTGCAATATGATATGAACGCATACGACCATTAATCGTTCTTTGTCTTTGTTCAATTCTTTGGGTATTAAATTGCATATCCCCTCTATTATGGTCAGATAAAATAATAAACTGATCTAATAGGTCTGGGTTTGTTTCTTGTGTGTCTGCCCCTACCTCTATGCCATTAGGCACATAAAGGCCATTAGAGAGGGTTCCAGGGTTGTTTGCCCATAATATACCCTGGGGTCTTGTATATCTACGTCTACCCGCTAAATAGGCACTAGTAGCCATTATACTCTTTGCCCCCTAATTCTTTGTGAGTCAACATTTTTAATTTCTCTCATTACTGCTCTAGCAATATCATTTGGATTTGAGTTAGTTCCACTAATATTAAAGCCTAAGTTATAATTATACACTGCCGTTGAGTTATCGCTCATAGATGTTGAAACATTATTAACTGGAACTTGTGCACCAACCCTGTTACCAATCATTGATGGATATTTTGACTCGTTTAACATTGATAGCAATGGACCAAATTGCTCAGTTGCTCTTCTATTCATTACAAACTCTCCAGGAGTAAGCATTGCTGGCACGGTATCAGAACCTATACCACCACCACGAGCAAGGTATTTAGGAACCATTCCACCCATGTTCATTGACTTAATTTTGCCACCATACATTTTTCCTGGTATTTTAATTATTTGTCCTGGTTTAATTAAATTAGGATTAGTAATTTGTGGATTGGCTTTAATTACATCTGAAAGGCTAACTCCTGCTGCCTTTGCAATTCCACTTAATGTATTACCAGACTTTACAGTGACGGTTGATCCCGCACCTGTACCAGTGACTGTGCCAGTTCCTGTGCCAGTTCCTGTGCCAGGTCCTGCTCCAGACACAAGACCTGATAATGAGGCTAAAGACTTTTGAGCGGTAACAGCATCTGAAAGTGATTTTGCAAGTGCTGCAGCAGATCCTGCTTGACTTAAAAGTTGATTGCTAAATGGAATGCCTGCTTTTTCTGCTGCATCAATAAGTCCAGCAAGACTATCTATCTCTGTTCTGGTTTGTCCAGCATAGTAAGCGCCATTTTTTAATGCATCAACTTGAGAATTTAATGCTTGAATGTTTCTATTAATTGAATCAATAGTGCTTTCAATTGTGTCTTTCTTTTGTTGTAAGGTTAGTAATGATCCTCTTTCAATTGTATTAATTTCTAATTGAAGTTTTTTATTTTGCTTTTCAATTTCAACTCTTCCAAGTGCTTTTATTTGAGCATCACGAGTAATAGTTAAAGCCTCTTTTTGTCCAGTTACAGCAGAGGCTGCATTTTCTGCTCTTGCTTCTTGAGCAAGTTGTGCAGCAGCAGATATATCTCCACGAGTAAGTGCATCAGCAATAGAAAGTCTTTGTTTTTGAATATTTGCAATATTTTGATTAAGGGTTGCAATTTTATCTAAAGATTCTATTTGTGTATTATATTTTTCATTAATTGCATCTTCTTGTAAAGATATTGATTCAAGAGCAAAGTTATTTGCATCAATAACAGCCTGAATTGGTTTAATTTGAGAATCTGTAATTTTTTGAATTTCATTATTTACGTTTTGCAAATTTTGTTCTTGAACCTTTAAAGCATCATTTTCTGCCTTTATTCTTGATGCAAACTGAACATCAATTAATTTTTCTCTAAGTTCTGCCTGTGCTTGATACTGCTCCAATTGCTTTTTAAACAAATTTGGCTTTTCCATATATTTTAATTCAGCATCAGTTTGTCCCTTGATTGCTGCTTTATATTCGTTAATTAATGCAATAATTTGTGTTAACGATTTACCTTTACTATTTGCAATAACAAGAGATGCTATTTCTGCATCATTTGCTAATTCTGTTGCAGTTGCCTCATCAACTTTTGCATTACGTAATATAATATATGCCTTAGTTTGATTTTGAATTGCTTTAATTCTTTCTTTTAATGGATTTGTTTTTCCATCAGCAGCGGCTGCTGCTTCGCTAGCCTTTACTGCGTCATAAACTGCCTTTGTTGATTTTTTAGCAGCCTCAATTAAAGCATTTATTCTTGCTTCTGTTTGTCCTGAAGCATATAGGTTGGGGTTTCCACTATCTGTTCTTAAATATTCATTAAGTAACTCTACAGGAATTATTGCACCAAACATTGCAGCCTCTAATAATTTTGTCTTTTTGGCTAAATTTTCAGTTTGCATTGCTGCAATTGCAACAGGATCTTTTAAGTCTTTTAATGCGCTATTTAATAAAGCAATTTTAACTCGTGAATCTGGTGTGCTGGTATTAATTGTATACATTAATGAGTTATATGATTTTTCTACGTCTTGTACACTTATTTTTCCATTTTCTCTTAATAATGTAACACTCTTTAAAAATGAATTAATTCCTGCTGCAACATTGTCAACTGCTGTCTGAAAACCTTTTAATGGAACAACTGATATAATTTGATCAAATTTTTGAGTGTCGGGATTAAACACTTCTGTAATTATTTTTCTAAACCTTTTACTTTCAGCAAATTTTCCTAAATCAGCCAATTGTTCTTTTAGGCCATCCATAATATTTTTATTCAAAGCGTCAATTTTGATATCTTTAAATAATAAATTTAAATTTTGCTTTCCTGCTTGTTGCTGAAGTGCTGAAATAATAATATTTATTTGTTCTTCAGAATAACCTGTAGCCAATAATTCTTGTGCTCTAATAAATAATGCTGTTCTTGCTGCATTGTCTGTTTGTTCACTTAAACTTTTTATACTACTTTCATAATTATTCTTAAACTCGTCAGAATCTATAAACTGATTAACCTTATCTCTAAAATTTGGAGTCTTTGCTGTTGCTGCAGTTGCTCTAGAGCCAGTTTCTAAAGCACCCTTTTTACGAACAACTCCAAAATAATCAGCAGTGGCTTTTGCTTGTTTTTCGGTTATTGTTAATGCATCTTTAAATGATAAAAGTTTTCTTCTTGTTTCTTCTTGTGATTTTCTATACATTGAAAATCCAGTAACTAGTGCGGTTATGCCAACAGAAATAAGTCCAAATTTAAGTTTACCAAAATTTGAAATAATTTGTAATATTTTTGATCCAGTTAGCAATTGAAGTATTGACGATAAAGCAAATAATGGACCAGTTAAAGTAAATATTATTTGAGAGAATTTTCCTAGGTTTCCGCCAGCCATTGAAGCAACACCAGATAAAGCAGATAGTGCAAATGTGCCACTCATAAATGCTTTATTTAATGAATTCATTCTTTGATTAGTAATTGCTATTTTTTGTTGTTGTTTTTTCATTAAATCTCTCATAGCATCTTCTTCATACGCTGCATTTAAAACAGACATTGGAACACCTGGTTTTGGTGCATTTGCTGCTACGAATCCTGGTTGTCCTGCTGATTGAAATGTAACTGGTGGGACTGCGCCTTTAACTCCACCTATTGCAGCATTTCCTAATTGAGATCCAACTAAAGCAACGTCGTCTTGCCTGCTCTTCATTCCTTCTTCAAGACCACGACCAACATCTTCGCCAATTCTTCTTGTTTTTCTTGATGCTGATGCAGTTCCTGCTGCCTTGGCAGTTGCGTTAACTGCTGATGTACCAACCATCTCTCCAACTTTGGCTGCTTCTATAATAAATTCTTTTTTAAATGCTGTAAGGTCATTTCTCATTCTTGACAAAGTTACTTTAGCATCTGCAGACATCTTGTTATATATATCTGCTGCTTGTTTACTGCTGAGGTCTAATTCTTTAGCAATACTATTTGTAACAACAAATCTACTAGATTGTGCATATGGAATGTTTTCAGCACCAACCATCTGCCCTTGCATTTTTCTATATTGACTTGGAGTTCTTTGCGTACTCTTTTTTTGTTTGATATAAGATTCTTCTGTTATTGGAATTCTTGATCCTCTAACTCCTGCTCTATCTGGACTAAAGACACTTGAGACCTGCTTCATGTTGTTGTATGCTTTTTCAACACGAGCATCTGTTTTTGCTACTTCTTCATAAGCCTTTCTTAAAAGATTATTTAGTTCTTCAGAGGTAATTTCTGTTTTATCTCCTAAAGCATCAAAACCTATAATAATTTCATCTGTTATTTGTTTATTTATTAATTTAAATTCATCAATAGATGTTCCAGACTGTACTAATTGTCTTTGTAACTCTATGTCTCGTGTTTCAGCAAATCCTGCACCAACTAAATTTTGTTTAACTTTTTGTGTGCTTGCTTTTCCTTGTGTTTGCATTAATCTATTTATTTCAGTAAACTGTGCAACCACCTGATTGTCAAAAGTTGTGAATACTCTAGTTAATCCATTTTCAAAAGACGCAACCATTTTTCTAATATTTCTAGCAGCGGATGTTTCTAGTCCTTCAACCATTGAAAATAGTTCTGCACCAGTTCTAGAACTTTTTGTTCCAAAGTGTGATACATCCATTCCACCTGGAACATCAACCGCTGTTCCTAAACTTCTTCCTTTTTGATATCCAGGAATATTGTCTGCAATCATTCCTTGAATTAGTGGAGCATATTTCTTTGTCATGTCTGCTGGAATAACTGATTCTCCTGGAGATAGCATTGCTGGAACTATATCCCCTGCTCCTTTTGGTCCAGGAACTGAAACAATACCACTTGCTAATTTTCTAGCACCTCTTCCTGGCATCATCATTCCAGGATTATTCATTGCAAAGTTTCTTGCTGCTCCTGCTGCAGAGTTATATGCTGCAATAAGTTTAGTGATTTGTGCCGTTTCTGCTGTAAAGGTTTGAGTTAGTGTAGCGTGTGTTTGATTAAGAGAATGGGCTGCTGCTGCTGCATCTAACTGCTCACTTGTCATATACTGGGTTTGCTCTCCAAGTATTTGTGTTTGACCAGTTAATCTTTGATACCCGCCACGTAATGTTAAAAATAGTTTAATGATATTTGCTATACCGTTTGCAAGCAAACCAAATGTCATAAGAAGGACAGGGCCTACTGCTCCAATACCTACTGTTAGTAAAGTAATAAGTCTTTTAGTTCCATCTGAAAGATTAGAAAATTTTTCTAATATATTTCCAACAAATTCTACAATTGGTGTTACTGCTTCTAAAAATGCCTTGCCAACTGGTATAAGGGAAACCTTTAAGTCTTCAACTGTTTTTCTAAATTTATTCATTGCAGAGTCTGCTGTCATGCCTAATTCTTGCTCAGACAGAGCAGATAGTTCTTCTACTGAGGCATTTGCTAAATCAAGAACACGGGCAGCCTGGTTTCCATCTCTGGCTACGTTAGCAAACAATGTTGACAAACGAGCAAATTGAAACTTACCAAACATTTGTTCAATTGCTCTTGCTCTAGAAAGTGGATCTAAAGCATTTAAAGCATTTGCAAATTCTACAACTGTTGCTTTTAAATTTCCTTTATTTTTTTCAACAATTGCAGTTGCATTAATACCGAACCTTGCAAGCATGTCTGATGCTTTTTCAGTTGGATTAATTAATGCTGCAAGACCTGACTTTAATGCGTTAGCGCCTTCTGATGCATTAATACCGCCTTCTTTCATAGCAGCCATAAAGAATGTTAAGTCTTTTACATCTCCACCCAATTGTTGAATAACTGGTGCTACCTTTGGAATAGCAGTAGTGATATCATCAAGAGATACAACTGTTTGGTTTTCTACTGCGTTTAAAAAGTTAATAGAATCTGCAAGTCTGTCAGATGACATACCAAAGGCATTTTGTAAAGAAATAGTTGTTTCAAGTGCTTTTTGACTATCAACTTGACCAAGAATAGAAAGTCGTGTTGCTTCTGTTGTTTGACGTTGTAAATCTAGTCCTTGGAAGCCTGCTGCTGCAGCCTCTGCTGCTAATCCAACAGTAGTAGAAACTGCTACGCCATACTTTGTAAACTGCTTTCCTAATTCTGTAATATTATCTAGTGCTGCCTGTGTTTCTGCCTGTGGTGTAAATAAGTCTCCATAAACTTTTCTAAATCTAAGTGCCTGTGCTTCCATGTCCATAAATGTTTTGGTTGCTGCTGTGCCTACTGCCATCAATGGTAATGTAAAACCAACCATTAACTGACGACCAGCCCATTGTGTATTCTTACCAAAATTTAAAAGATTGGTGGAACCCTGCTTCATTAATTGATTAAATAATGCCTGCTTCTGTGCTGCTATTTGAACTCTAGTTGTATAATCATCCATGTTCAACTGAGTTGGCATAACAGCCATTGCTTTCATTGCACCGTTAGTATCACGGCCCATCTTAATATATTGTGTTTGTAGTCTTTTTACACGTTCTTCGGCTACCTTGCCAATTGTGTCAAACTCTGACCTAAATAATCTACCAAATGTTTTTGTAGATGCTCCCGCATAGCGGAAGTATTCCCGCATTGAAAATTTATTTTTTTCTAATGAGTCGGTAAATGATTCTGCAGATGTTTTAACTGTACGCATTTCGGCAGTAAATGAACCGATAGCGTTAATACTATTTAAAAGATTTTTCTGTAAGCCTCTTTGAGCAAGGGCTGCTGCTTCACTTGATTTGGCTATTGAGGTGTGAAACTGTGATATCTGACGTTGTAATGCTTTTAACTGTGCTAATGCATTAGACGAATCAATATTAATGTCAATATTAGCATTAACATCAGCCATTTAGTTTCACACCTCTTTTAAATTATTCAGCCATAGTTACGCCAAGAACGTCTGAAACTTCAGCAAGTTTAATACCTGATGCTGCTTCTACGATCTTGTAAACAGTTGGGAGATCAATATTCTCCTCTAGTTTCTTTACGTCTTCAGAGAGTTCTGGCTTGTATTGTTTCATTGCAATCTGTACACATTCCATAAGAATGTCCATAGATTTCCCGTTATCTTCCGCCACTGCTCCCACACCCTCAAACTTCTTCATAAACGGACGAAGTAGAGAGATTTTTAGAGGACGTACTGTAACCTTTGTGCCATCAATCAATGTAAGAGTATTTTCCTCATACGTAGTTGTTGCCATTATTTCCTCCTATAGGTTATGTCAATTATAGCACGGAGGTGCTAATTTTTTATTGTATTATTTTGTTAAATCTTCGTACTCTAAGCCCATGCCAATACCAAACCCTGCACTCTTGGCATTTTGACCTTGAAGAGCCAATATGTCTTTACTATCACTTGTTTTACCTTTACTAAATACCCTGGCTTTCATGTCTTCCCATTCTTTTTGACCCCTTGAAGATCCAGACTGTTTATCTAAGTCTACCCCTTGAATTGCAGCAAGAAACTTTTTTTCTTCATAGTCAAGTTCTCTACGACTAGAAAGGGTTGCCATAAGTTCTGGCATAGATAGTGATTCTTCTAACTCTTTGTAATCTTTCCAAATACCTATTAGAAATACCTCAGCCTCAATTTTTGCTAAATCCAAGTCTGACCATGTGGCACCACTATCCTCTGCTTGGTTTTTAACTGTCTGACTTGACTTTTCATTTATTTTAATTCCCGCCGAAATATCTAAAATTGTATATATTGTTGGCATATCAAGACTATCCTCTATATCAGATTTTGTTAATATTATTTCTGGATAGTATTGCTTCATTGTAATTCTTACACATTCTATTAAATAATCTACGGCCTCATCATCATTTTTGGCTTTTTTAACATATTCAAATGCTTCCATAAACTCACGTAGATATTTTATTTTTAGTGGCATAATCTCTAGTTCTGTGCCATCAATAAGTTTTATTATTTTATTTTGATAAACGGTTGTTGCCATGATTTATCTATTCTATCATAGGCAAAACAAAAAACCCACCTAATAAAAGGTGGGCCTTTGTTTTAATCTAAAGTTAGATTATGATTGACCAAATGTACGATCTACGATCTTTCCATATGATCCTGACGCATCTTCTGGTAGAAGACGGAATGAAACTTCAAACATTGACGCTTCGTCACGCTTTGCGGATACAGTTACGTTCTCAATTGATAGAGCACGATATGCTGTGTAGACACGCTCAACAGAGTCAGAGTTGTCGCAATCTCCAGTTCCTGGTCCAACAGCAACGATTCCTCGTTCTACTGGACATTCTCCAAGTTCACCTGCAGATAGATTAAGTGTCTGACCTGTAGATGCTGCCTTGTTTCCTGTAAGTTGTGCATCAGAGAATGCTAATGCAAGAAGCAAGTTTTCTAGGGTTGCTTCAGCAAAAGCGGTAGCAAGATTAACTTGCATACCTTGCTTATATAGTTTTGCAACGTCAAGAATTTGATCTACCTGGACTTCACCGAAGTCTGGTTGGAATTGTAATTCTAAACCGTTCATGGTATAACCTACGTTAGTGTACGCTGCATCTGCTGTCAGAGTATCCTTAAAAGACTCACTGGAATCAAAAGACTCTAGTGTGCCTGGTGTAAGGGTAGTATCTGCAACGAAAAGTGCTGCTGCACCAACGATAATGTTGTTTGACGTACCACGGCTATATGGCATATTTATTCACCTCTTTCATAAAGTATATTAAGTTGTTTGGCGTGTTTCCTCAAAACTAATTATACCGCTGTTTATGTGTATCTAGAGTCTGGCTCAGTCTTTATATGGTAGTCGTACTCAATGATTAATTTATTTACAAACAGGGTTCTGGCTGATGCCAATTCTGCTACGTCCCTGCTTTCATCTGCCTGGTACACCCTTGTGTTATGGAAATAAATGTTATATGGTATAGACACCTCTCCAGCAGAGTTTAGTATAGGGTTTGAAATGCTATAAGAGTTTATATCCTGGGCTGAAGCGTCTTCACGATCAAGGGCATTTGAAATCACACGCACAGAATCTATTAACTTACCCACATCTGTAGAATATATAAAATATATAAGTTGCTCTCTTTTGTGAGCATAAAATGGAGTAGGTCTAAACCTCATAAGTCTGTCATAAACAATAAGAACTGGGCTTTCTGTTTGTCTTATTTGAATACTATCGTTATATAAATCTTCAATGTTTGTTGGAAATTGTGCTGGAACCATTGGGGTTGGATTAACAAGGTCTGATTCTGCAACAAGCCCATAGAATGCTAACTCAGATAAAACATATCTATTTAAAAAGGTAGGTGGAAAACCAGTGTCTGTTAGTATAGCCATAGTCTTATTCTACCCCAATTGTTGCATTAGTAATCCACTTAAAGCCTGTATCAACACCTTTACTTTTACCCATTTTTGATCCTGCTTTAAAATTCTTTTTGTATAAAGTTGGTTTTTTAATATAGTCGTATAAACCAGATGCTCTCAAAAATGATTGTTTAAAATATCTTGTCATAAATTCATCAAATGTTGATTCAAAACCTTTATATACTGCATCTCCACCTGGATTTTCAATTTTAATTGGCTTACTTGTAAAAACTTCTCCGCTAGGTCCATTAAATTTCAATACTTTAGACTTGGTTGGTGCAATTGTAACTGGAATTCCATTTTCCATTATTCTTGCTTTATCATAAAACGGGGCTGTCATATTTTCTGATACGCTTCTTGATTGTCTAAAGGTAGAATTAATAGATAATCCTAGATTGCTAACGGTATATCTTAAATCAAATAATCTTGCAGTTGGACTACCAGTTTGATTCCATTCGTAAACGTGATGTAATGCTTTTGGGTTTGACCTTGCCTGCACATCAATATATTGTGATAATGACTGAATAACTCCTAATCCCAAATTATCAAGAAATATTTTTTTACCACGATTTACACCCTCTAAAAATCCAAGGGAATAATTTACTATGTTATTCATTTGTTTAGTAAAAGAAAGCGTATTAGTGTTTACTATCATTAGTCGCCTACGGTTTGATTTTCAGTTCTACGCCATAGCATTTTATAATACTCTACAGATCCAAATGGTCCAGTAAATGGCTCAACTGTTGCTATTTCATATATTGTTCCTCTACCAGATCTTGGGCCAGCAGTTTCCTTATAAATAATGCTATCACTAGCGTTTCTTACATTAGTTACAAGTATATTTGTTGTTGCATTATTTGCATTATTTGAAGATAATCTGGGGTCATTTTGGGTCCTTGCAATAAGTTTGTTTTCATATTGTAAAAATGCTTCTGGTTTAATATCTTCTGTTCCTAAGCCACCAACTGGTGTTGCATTACATACTATAGTTCTATCATAAACCCAGTCTTTTTTGGGTTGACCATATTCACCTTGTGTAAGAATTGGGAAATATATATCAGCCTTCATTGGGTACATAAAGTCTGTAACTTCACATGAGTTCATTACAAAACTCCAGGACGAACAATATTATTAACATATTTAGACAAAATCTTGTCTACAATAATATTTCCAGTACCCTCAATCATTCTTTTATCGTATTCAATTTTAAATTGATCAGTGCTGTAGTTTTTTACATATCTCTTGTAATAATCTAATTTGCCACATTTAATGTCATTAATTAATAATTTTGTGGCATCTTGAATATCAATAGGAACTACCTTGTATCCTGTTTCTACTAAGAAAATGTAATCTGTTCCATTTGGAAATCCTACGCCAGCCGTAATAGTTTGAACATTTCCACTATCTTCTGTATCAAATATTGCAAACGAGTCTGAGGAAGCCACTGGAATTCTTGCTGGACGTCTTTCTGCTCTATTAAGAGAGTCTGTTGCTTGCACTGGATCTTTTGTAATTGCAGTTTTATCTTTAGTAATTAAATAATTATAATCTCCCAATGCTGGACCGTCTGGATCATCAATATCATAAACTAACTCTGCATTTTCATATGCTTTTAATATTTTATGTGTTCTATCCCAAAGAGGAATGTAATCTGTTTCTTGACCAACTATTTCAAGATATTTACGAGTATAGTAAAAACCATCAACCATTGTGTCAATAATTGCTCTTGCTAAAGATTCATATTCTTTATATTTAGCAATATCTGTGGCAGAGGTTTCACCATTTGCAATTGCCAACTCTGTCGGATCTATATATGGACGTTCAATTTGTAAGTTATCTTCAACTACTATATCTCCACGTTCCCCATCAATATCTTCATATATAGTCACTGCATAGGATTTATCATATTTAATAAAGTCCCCGCTTAGTTCATATGTAATAGTTCCTTCTGAAGAAGATGTTAGTCCAGATTCTGCACTAATAAATTCTTCAATTTCTGTTTGCTCTGGGACATCTTCAATAACAAGAATATAATCTGCTGCTTCATTTGGAACCTTATAGGTTACTGAAAGCGGGTATGGTGGTAAACGAAGTACTGTTGACATTAATCTTTACGGTAATAAGATGCTACCTCTTCAGGTGACGCTATGCGTACAAGCCTATGAGTTAGCCACTTCTCCGATGCCTCCTTTGACACTATGTTATACCCCACCTTTAAAGCACCAAGGTTGTCCATATGAAGATTTTTATCTGAATATAGAGCCACCTTGTTTGTTATATTTTCAGCCTTATCTGCTTCTTCTACACGCTCTTCTTTATTTTCTGGTGGAAACCAACTAGCAATAATTTCCAAAATTTCAAGTTTAGTACTTGCTTCAAACAATTCTATATTATTTTTTTTAGCATATGCTTTTAATGCTAATACACTCTTAGTTGACAATTCTTCCATTGTTGTATTCATAATTCTCCTGTACTCATTTGTAATTATACCACCAGAATGACAATAAGGAGGACGGTTTTTATACCGCCCTCCCTAGTACGTGATTGTTATATTTTAGGAATCAGCGCTATCTGAGTCAACATATGCGACTGCATCTAGTTCTTCCCATTGGATACCAAAGCGTACGAATACTGTGTATTCAATTGTGTCTTTCTTTGGCTTGTATTCACGGTTTACAGTGATGTCTCTCTGGAAGCCCCATACACGGTTCTGAGGGAATGTTAAATCAACATAACCTGCAGGGTAGTAAGGAACCTCAAGAACATCTACACCAAGTACACGAGTTGTACGTGCATTACCTAGTGTCTGTGCTCCACCATCAAGGAATTCTTGACGATTTGCTTGTGTGCTACCAACACGATCAGCGAATGCTGATGAGATGGCGTCTGCAAGTGTACCGTTGTTACGAACGATACCAGCAAATGCATCAGTACCTGCGTAGAACTTAAGGTTTGACTTAAGTGCACGATACTTGCGTGGCATTGCTAGAAGCAAGCCCTGCATTACTGATGTAGTGTAGTTGTTATCTGCAACAGTTGCTGCATACTCGTGTGCATCGTTTCCGACTGTTCCACGGGTCTGCTTAACGAATCCTGCCATAATTGAAAGGAATGCGTCTGAGCCTGTTCCAAGACCGTTGATAGCAAGATCTTCAATATCATTTGCGAAAGCATTGGTCATCAAGCGAACTAAATGATCTTCAAGTGCTCCACCTTCAATATTGTCTTCAAGTGCTTCAGTTGATACTTCCCAATCAAGACGAATCTTTTTGGTTGTTAATTCAACTTTTGTAAAGGTTGCGCCGATGTTTGTATAATCTGGTGCGCCTTGAGCAGCAGCACGAATTACACGCTCACCTACGTTTACCTTCTCAATTTCCATGGTGTTTGCTCTCATGGTGACACGACGGCCATCTTTAGCGAGGACAGTTGCATCCCATACGTAGTCAATAAAACGACGTGCTTGCTCTGGTGCTAAAATACCACCTGCAACACCTGTTGGGTTTACTGCGTTTGCTCCAGTTGTTGAACCGAATGCTGCAGTAGCAGTGTTACCAAGTTGTGAACCTACAGATGATCCTGCAGAATCCAAACCTGTTGCACTACCTACACCACCTGATACAAATGAGCCTGCTGAGTTAATTTCAGCGCCTGCGGTTGCACCTGGATAGTTTTTTTCTAGGTCTTTATTTTGTTCCGACATTATTTTTCACCTCCTAGTGATTTTTACCTTAGTTAAATAGGTCGGCATTTGTGAGGAAACGACCGCCCCATAGGGATTTTTGAACCACTTGTGGTGATTCCTGTACGATCTCGCCTAGATCGCCAGACTTGCGGAAAGCGGTGTCTTGTTCTACAAGATCTACTCGCTTGCCAAACTCGTTAAAGTTGCTCTTAATACCGTTAACATCTGCTGTTACTGCATCAAGAGATTTTGTTACTGCTGTTACCTTCTCGTTAAGAGATTTGATAGTTGCAGCAAGATCGCCAAAGGCATTAGTAAGAGAAGTATTAATTTCTGAAACTGCCTTAGCAACTTCTTCTTTAACATCTGCAATAGATTTTTCCACTGCATTCTCTACTTCAACTGCTGCTTTTGCAACAGAAGAATCTGCACTACCGTCTTCTGATTTAGCAATAGCAAGTTCTTCAACTGCTGGTGCTTCTTCAGCGACTGCAGGGGTTTCTGTTGCTTCTGCAACAATTTTTTCTGCTTCTGCAACAATCTCTGTTGCTTCTGCTACTACCTCTGCTGGCTGTGCCTCTGGAGCAACCTCTGCATTTTCAACTGCAGTTTCTACAACTGCTTCTGTTGATTCTGTCATTGGATTTACCTCCTTAGTAATCTTAATTGTATTAATGCCTTTAGCACTATCAACTAAGAATTTTATCATTTCTGCATTATCTTTATCATTCTTTTCTATAAAACCAATATTTTGCATTTTGTTTCCAGTTACTGGGCTTGCCACTGAGTCAGATTCTGATACCATAACAATCCCGTTTTCTGAGTCCCAAAACACATTTTCAATTTCTGCTTTTGATAAATAACCACTAACAACATTTTGACCATTTACTTTTTCAATAGATAAAATATTTGCAAATTGATTTGCTGGATTGTCTACAAGAGAAAGTTCATGTAATTCATAATTTTTAATTACACGAATTGTTTTATCAATTTTTGCATCATAAGCATCATCCCAGGTTTTGATATTTCCACCAATAGAAAATCCTGTGTATGTTCCATCTAAAACTTTTTCCCAAGCATCTTGTGCGCCTTTGGAAACATAGGCAGATACATAGACTCCGCTATAAAACTTTTTATCATTTGGATCAAAATACTTATCTTCTTTAAAAGAAACAATTTTACCTACAGCGCTTGGCTGGTGCATTTCACGAAGATTGCCACGGAAATTCTTAAAAGCCTCTATACTAGACTCTGTGGTTACAATATCACCTTGACGGTCAACATTGTCAAGCGTAGCAAAGCCAGACACCATACGGCGTTCAACGTCTATCTTTCCGATGGGCATTGAAAGGCGAACATTGTCACCTTTAGTTTCCCAATGAGCCTTGTTTGTTAACATAACGTTATAATTATAGCACTGCTTTATATAGTTTTCTCAACTATTGAGATGATCTACCTTCACCCTGTGGATTACGGCCAGCAATGGTGGTTGATGAATCAGAATTGTTATTTGTTCTTTCTGAATCTCTTTCACGATTCCCTGCCAAATTTGCTCTAGCATCAGTTGCCTGCCTTGGAGACATAACAAATGGACTATCGCCATCTGACCTTTGTGGCAAATCTAACATTTCACGAGCCTCGTTTGGAGTCATGACTTGAGTTTTTACATATCTTTCAAGAATTTGAGACTGTGCAATTTCATCAGTTAGTGTCAACTCATTAAATTTAAGTTCTAAAATATCTGTCTTTTCTCTAATAATTTTGTTTACAATTTTTTCTAAATGTCTTTGTGCTGGACGAGATACCTGTTCTTTAAATGTGCGATCTTGGGCAAGTGCTGATGCAGTACCTGCAGAGTCTGCTCCGCCTAATTTTGAGATAGGTACTTGATGGGCAATTAAGATGTCATCACGATTTTGCTTACGGTATTCTTTAAATGAACCGTCCTGAATACCATTTTCAATTGGCTCCATCTTAAACTCAACCTTGTTGCCATCGCTATCTCCAGGAAGTGGGATATAGAGAGTTCTGTGTGATTGAGCCTTAAGGCCTGTTTGTAAAAATCTAAACATTTTATCTTCAGCATCACCAGATAGTTTTGCACCCTTTAGGGTTACCACATACCTTGGAACTGCTTTGTTTTCAAAATAATCAATATTGTATTGGGATGCTAATTGATCTCCAATTAAAGATGGCATTGCTGCAACAATATCTGGAATACCATAAAATGTATTTAAAGGAGAATATTCCTTAAGATGAATAATTTCATTTGGTCTTGGGTCTGTGCCCATAGGGTTTGGATTTTTTGCTCCAAAGTTTCTAAAGTAAACTACCTTTTGACCAATAATTTGAATAAATCCATCACGTAAGCGACGCACACGGACAGTGGTTGCTGGAATATGTCCAACATATCCAATATCTCCAGCCACAGTTCTACCTACTTCAATAAATCCATTGCCAGTTGCTTGAAGATCTGTGTAAACCTTTTCCATAGTTTTTGTAAAACTATCATCATCATTTAAACTTTCTAGCCAATCACGTAGTTGTATCTTTGCTCTTTCAATCCGATTACGAGCACGATCTACTGCTGCTTGATCTTCATTCATTTCAAACCTTAGCATAGTTCTATCTGAAATATCAAAGCGGTAACCAAGACCAACAACGTTTTCTACCTTAGCATCAATAGCAGCATGGTTAGCAAATGATGTGTCATAAAAGTTGGCTAACTCATACATATTGTATGGAGGAGTAATTACGTCAAATAGTCCGTAACCATTTCTGTATACCGTGCCAGGATTAATTTGTTTTGAACTTGCGTCTACTCCTGAAGGCGTAACATTTGCTGCATTTAAATATCCTTGGTTTGTTTCTGGACTAATATATTTTGAAAGATTACGAGTTGTTCTGCGACGAAAGTTTTGATCTAATCCAGCATAGTCTTTTAAATCATCCCAACTTTTATTAAATGGATCTTGATGCTTAAAAGGATTTTCTTCCTTATTTTGTGTATTAAGACCTACACGAATGTATTCTTGTTCGTCACTCATTTACAGCATCCTTTCCATATTTATCTAATGTTTGTTGTGCTGCATGCCAGGCGCCCAAGTCATTCATTGAAGGGATCAATCCCTCTCTCATTCTTTCTTTTTGTTCAGAGTATTCTTCTTCACTAATTCTTGTAAGTCCAGGAACAAAAACTGCCTTGCCTTCTCCATCATCGCCATAATGCATAGCAGCCTTTCTTAGTTCTGCAATCTTAGATAAGTCGCCACGATCTGAGGGAATATTTAAAATTGAACCAGTATCATCAGTAAACCATTTACCATTAGATTTTTTATAAACATAAAGACCCCAGTCATAATGCTTATCTATTACCTTACGACGAACATTTTTTACATAGGGTTGACCAGTTTTTGGGTTAATTAGTGATTCCATAACCATAAGTATATCAGACTATACTGGTGTAGCGACAGTGCTTGACCATTCTATACCTGAATAGACCTTTAATATTTCAGGCTGATACACAAATCCCTCTCCGTCATCAATAATAATCTTATTAGTTCCTATATATGTTTTATAAATATCTAATGGATTAATTCCATAAAATTCTGAAGAACCTATGACTAACATGCCGTCCCAAGTAAAGTTATTTAGCCAGTATTGCCAGTCAAAAGTAGTAATTCCATCCGTTAATACTTTATACCAAGGTCTAAATGTTCTACTTTCAACCTCTTGTAAACTATTTGCCTGATAATAAGCAATATTGTTAAATAGGGCTGGTCCAGTGATATTTATACTACCTAGGTATGAGTTGTAAACAAGCGATGTTATAAAAGATATGCCAATAGCAGACCACTCTTTAAGTGATAAAACTGGCTCTCTTACAAGATTTCCATTTAAATAAAAGGCAATTCCATTAACTGGAACCCCATTTTCATTTAAAACAAAAACCTTTCCCCTATTTAGATCAGTGCTGTTAGCCTGTATATAAAATTTTAGTATACCGTCTTTATGATTAATTTCAAATATTTCTGTAGCAGTTTCTGGAAAAGTATCTTGATCATATCTTAACCATAATTGCATAGCACTCACCTTGTATGAAGTTGCTAATTCTTTATTAATAGGAAGAGATAATCCACGACTTTCTAAAATGTTAAATTCTCCACGTACTTCCAATCCAGAAGTTTTAGTTAAATACAGATATGGAGTGCTTTCTTTATAGATACTAAATGGATTTTTTGATTTATAATCAAAATATATACCATTTTTCTTGTATGGAAATAAATCTACGCCAAATCTTGTTCCAACTGGATTAGATGAATTATTATTAAATGCCTGTGACGCTAATTGTAACTTATTCAATAATATTGGTTTAGTTAAAATACCACGACTATTGAACTCAAGGCTATAAACAATAGCAAGACTATTAAAATCTTCTGTTTTAATAGGATAAATTAATGTATTGTTTAAAACTTCAAATCTTGTAGTTTCCCAATTTTCATAACTATTTATATCAAGAATTTTATACTGATTTAAAGTTTGTTCATTTGCAAAAGACGTTGTAATATTTGCCCCATTAGAAACATATTGAAAAGTAATATAACTTTTTATTTGTGCTCCAGTTGTATCATAGTAGTATCCAGTGCTGCCAGACTCTTCTATTAATGTTGTTGTTGTTGGATATCCTAAGTTAAACTGTAAAAAATCTAAATCATAATATTCTTCGCCATCTTTATTTTTTACAAATTGTCCAAAATAGGAAAGTGGTAAATAATCTTGCCAATATCCAGCGACACCTATATCTAAAAAGTATTTTTCATATGCTTCGGAAGGTAGGAGTGTATAACTTGCTGTATGAGAAATCAATGTTGATCCGTGATCTAGAATAATAATCCCATTTTCATCAAAATTATTTGATATTTTTGAAGAATTGTTTGTGCTACAAATACCAACAGAATATATTCTTCCAGTAAATGAATGCTGTCCAGAATTTTCACCACCGACATACATTTTTAAAGAATTTTGATTTCCAAAAAAAGATCCTACGCTTCCGCCAAAATTATCAGATAAATCTCTTAAATTAAAGCCCACTGCAAAAATAGTGTTTGCTGTAATTGGATCTGATGTAAACAATAAGTCAGTATTTCCACTATAGGTTAAATAATATTTAATTTCATCAGCATCTTTGACAATAGAAAAATAATTTCCAGTTATAGGATTATATATTTTAAACAGTGTTTGTTCCGAAACAAGATCGTGGGAACTAAGAACACCATAAAAACTATCAACCTGATTTGCTAAAACATTAAATTTATTAAAATTAATATAGGTATTTTTGGAATTCCAAGTGTTGTTTGGCCTAAAAGACAAAAACTTGTTTTCAATAAATGGTCCAGATTCATTATCCTGTATGTTCTGATTGTCTTCATATAACTCTTCTAATGTTTTTCCATCTAAAAATATTTCAGGTAATGAATATTCTGGCGTTCTTAAACTTGTTGTAGTTGTTGTTAAGTTATCAAAACTTCCCTGATTCCATCCTGCAAAGTCTGGATAGTTGTAGTTTGCTGTATAGTTAGCAAATGGGTAATCTACGAATGCGGTTGTTCCTCCATATGCTGCGTTAATGCCTTCTGGAGAGATAACACCCTGTCCATACACCCATCTACGTTTTGCTACTGTGACTGGAATTTGATATGAATAAATTGCAACACAGTCAATCTCAAAAGGGTATACATTAGTATCTGCATAAAATCCTAGCCAGTCTTGATTATCTCCATTGTTGTCAAGTTCGTCTGGTAAAGAAAGATTATCTGTATCTAATGACAAAGATAATACTTCTTCCCCATTTACCAATAGTGATGCTGAGTTTCTGATTAAACGAATATGAATAAGCATTGGCCGAAACCATTCGCCAACGAAATGAGAAGCAAATTGATTACCAATAACTAATGTTAAAAATCCATCTTCAACATATAGTCCATCACTAGATCCAATTGGTCCAAAAATCTTAAATGGCACTGAAGTATTTACCGCTATTCTTGCCCAAAATTCAACTGTATATTCGTTATACTGTCCTTTTTTATTTAAAAATCCTTTGCCTGGAATTATTAAAGATGCATCTGTGCTTGGCTCTAGTCTTGTTGCCCCGCTTGCCCCATAAACTAATGGAATTCCTGTATTTTTACATTTTAGTCCACCCTCTGTAATATAATATCCAGAATCTTCTGCAATTCCATATGCCTGTGCCTCTACGGCATCTAAACCGCCATAAATACTTATTGTTGATGGAACCGTAGTTTCTATTATTCCATTTAAAGAGTATGTATTAAACTCTTCATTCCATTGTCCCAAAGTAATTCCATTAAAATAAAATTGATTATCCTGTGGCCCTGCAGATCCTTCAAATACTTTTATTTTAAAAATAATTCTTAATTGTGCTGATACATTTGGTATTTCAAAAGTTTCAGAAATAAATCCCCATTTTTGATAAAGTGTGCTTGTAAATGTTTTTAAGTTTTGTACTATTGTAGACGTATCTGGGTCAGTATATTCATATCCTATAGAAACATTTTGCAAAAAAACGCTATTTGAATAAAAATATGATCCTACCGTAAAAGTTCCAAGATTTTCAAGCGTATTAAAATTTAAAATATTTGGACTAATTATTGATGCTTCAAGTGTTTCTGATATTGGAACATCAACTTCAATTAATGATAAAATACTATTTGGAAATGGTTCTTTTAGTGAAGAAGATTCTAAAGTTGCGGTTGCATTTGTTACTGTCCAAGAATTATGGATTTCACGATTTGACTCAGAAATTAAACTTTTATAGTCAAGTGTATCGTCTAATGCCCACAAAACTAGCGGATGCTCTGAATATATTTTTTCTGCATACAAATTTGATGGGGTAGACATATTTCTCCTATCCCCTTATTATAGCAGGATGCGAACTAATATAATTTAATCTCACATGCGTCTGTTGAACAGTATTTTTCAGACTCTGCATCAAGATTATCTTTACCATCATAAATAGCAGACCAATCAATTTTGCCAATTGTGCCAACATATGAGTTATACTCTTCTCTTGTTATCTGAGTATATGGCTGTTGTGGATATGTCTGGTTGCCCATTGGTAAAAATGATACTGCCTTTAACTGCCCTTCGTACATATGAAGTGCTGGAGCAATATGCTTAGACTCTGATTCTTTGTCAAATGAAAGAGTTACAGATACACCATTATCAGACCAATACTTTTGAGCGGTAGCAGCCAAACCAATCTTTTCAAAAAGACTTACATCCTTCTCAGATCTTGGATGTCCAGATGCTACTGGGAAATATACTACTGAAGTATTTGCTGATACTACGTCATCTTCAATTTTATACCCTGCTGCTTTAAACAAATGAATCATTGGATCTGTGTTTCCAAACCTAATAGCACGAAGATAGAATGCTCCTCCAGGACCCCAATGAACTCCAGGAGTTGCACCAGAAAGTAATGACACAGAGCCAGAAGGTTTGACGGTAGTTACACGAATTGATTCACGTACACATAGCCACTCTGAGTATGAATGATCGTATGAACGAATTTTTTTATACCCTTCGTCCATCCACTCACGAATTACTGGCATACCTTTTGTATCTGCAAATGATGCAATACCAGTTAGAGATGTTCCAATGCGACGATTACGTTGCATAATTCCATTTGTGGTTTGCCAATGTGTAGGCATTAATGTAACAGTCTTACCATATAGATATGCAAACTTTAGTGTACGAAGAAAGTCTTCTCTGTCTTCATGACGATTTAAATGAACTTCTACGAGAGTGCATAGTTCATAACTTTCTAAAGGTTGTTCAGCGCAAGGATTGAATCCCATAACACGAGAATCTTTATAGTCTGCAGGATCTGCTAGTCTTCCATAATCTCTAGCAACGTCTAGCCAAATAAATCCTGGCTCACCATTATCTGCAATTAAATCAACATAATCTTCATACTTTGTTCCAACCTCTGCAGCAATAGAATTATTAGACATCCATGCCCATCCTGGATTTTTTGAATCAAAAGAGTTTCTATCTGGAAAAACCTCTGCATTTTTTAAATTAATAAAATCTTTATCTTCTGGTAGTCCTAAAGCCAAGGTAGCAGAAC